AGTTTACCCACTCAAGATTGGGAACCTAGTCTTGTTTGGCAACCATAGTGTGGTTCGAAATTGTTGATCACAATGTGTTTGAACGGTAAAACCTAACCCAGCCCGTGGCAGTTGGAGGTGTCCTTTCGATAGGGTACTGCGTCCTCCTGGCCGAGACAAAATACTCGAAACCCAGTAACGTTGGCAGAGACACAGCGGTACTAACAGCCCAGAGAGGTTGTGCAGGGGAGGGCTTGACAAGCCCGAGTCGCCATTTGAAGCATGATAGGTATAGATTACAAACACAATTGCAACGATTTGACTCTATGACATTATGGTCATCACTAAACAATCCTTTCCCTGTCGCGGGCAGCGGCTTTCATGAAACTATGAAAAGAAATCGAGTTAATAAAGCAGTAAAGGATGAGGTACGTAACGGGTCTGTCAAACCAACGGGCGTACCGGTTGCTCCTGTGTATGATTGGTCACAAACCGGTCAGAAGCAGGGGTCTAAGGTGAAGGGACGTGGTGGGACACGGGCAGGCAAGAAGGCGTTAGCCATTGCTCGTTCCCTGGAAGAATCAGTGCAGCAGGCAGAAGGTGAGAAAGACGCACTGATTGACTCTCTTTTGGAAACAAAGGAGGAGGTTGCCCATCTCAGCACCATAAATGAAGTCTTGGTTGAGAGACAGCGTGAACTCAACTCTTGGATTGATAATCCTGGAGGGGAGACCATCATGCCAGACCGATATTTCTCACGTGTGGAAAATAGTGAAGCTAAGTTCACTATTGAACATTTCATGAACATGAAGGACAAGGATCCTGCATATAATCGATTCCACACGTTGATAATGGTCCACTTCTTGACCAAGGGAGCCACGCCGGCTACATTAAGAGATGCCCAACGGATGGTATTCTCATGGGGACACGAGGTCAAAGGAAAGATGTTATCCTCTGACCAATTATTGGTTATCAAGCACGTCTATGATGAATTGTGTGCTTCTTGGTGGTTCCTATTGAGATTGTGGATTCGGTGGTTTGTACCACATATCCTCTTCATCGCGGGTGTCTTTGTAGTCGAACTTTGTTTGGAACATGTCTTCTTTCCTCATACGGATGGTAGACAATGGCAGCTCCATACTGATAGCATAACGTTCTCGGTAACTTTTGTCTACGCCGCTTCAGTGTTGTTTAGAAGGTGGAGACGTAAGGGCATCCAGACGGCTACAGTTAAGTTAATACAGGATTTCTGTACTAACCAAAAATGGGCCAACGACTCATTAACCGGCCGCATCCAAGGTGGTGTTGGGGATGTGTGCATCGCCATCGATGAAGGAGCAACGGTTGAGCTGCCAGATACTACAAAGTTGAAGTGTGTGTGCAAACAGTTTCATGTAGGTTTTTCATTTGGGATGAAATATATATGGATTCCCCGAAACTGTTGGCACAACGAGCTGAACGCACTTGTCACGCGACAACTCCAGCAGAGGTTGCCTTTCCGTGAGGAAGGATTTAACCACATGGAGTGTGCCCTTGACACTCTTTACAAACATTTGAAACCTGTACCCGCTCCAGTTGGCAGTGATGAATTGACTAAGACGTTTCTTGATAAGTATCCTGCCACTCGCAGAGCACAAATTGCCAAGGAACTTGAAAAGGTACAGATAATGGATGTTAGAGTGTCTGGTTTTGCTAAGATTGAGGTGATGACTGGCAAACCTGTGACCAAGCGCAAAGTGCGGTTCATCTCGGGCTTTTCAGATGGCTATCTTGCGGAAACTGGTCCGGTCTACTACCACTGGCAAAAGGAAATGATTCGACAGCACTGGTCAACAAATGTGTGGGGTAAATACACCTACACTGGTGGATTCACCACTGACCGTGTTGCTTCTTGGTTTGCCCACTTCATTGAGCGTGGATACACATTTTTGCTCCTTGATTTTGGTAAATTCGATTCACGTAATAAGTCTCAGGTGCTTCGGTACTTGTACGCTTATTACAAGCAGTGTTTTCCAGAAGAACTCTATGAAAAACTTATGGCCACGTTTAACAAACATGGCAGTACTAAGTATGGTATCAAATTTTCTGTTGAGGCCACCGTTGCTTCCGGAAGAATCGATACTAGTATGGGAAACACATTGTTGTCATTTATGTTGATCACTGCAGTCTTACATGCATTGGATCCAAGTTATGTGGATGATGCTTACATCTCCGCATTAGGTGATGACAACAACACCGCTTTGCCAGATTTCCGACACAGCATGGAAGACATTCAGGCAGCAGGAGCTCTATTTGGACATGAACTTGATGGACTTATCATTAGGCCCGGAGAGTATCATCAAATTGAGTACTGTAACCATCGATTGTGGAACGTTGCCCCTGGACGTTGGGCAATGGCACCCAAGATCGGTCGCTTATTGTCAAAGACATTTGTGGCCCATCGTCACGTCCCTGACCACCTGTTGCAGAAACATTTCAACGGGGTGATGTTGGGGTTTGAAGCCGTGCGATGGTTACCTGTCTTCCGTGCAGTGTATGATACGTGGATGGATAGACATGGTCGGACTGGTCAACGTTATTACGCTGACACTTATGATGGGAAACAGGTCCTCACGATACAGAAAGACGTGGATGACAGTATGATCTATGATCAGTTCCAGCTCATCTACGGATTTGACCCAACCTCTTTGGAGAATGATCTGACCCAGCTGTCGTATTCGCTCGGCTCTAGTTATCAAGACAGTCGTATGGACTTGATATTGAAGGCCGATGGTGTCAGCTATGATTTTGAGTTTGATGACCATGTGGCCTCTATCACTAGCCAGGTTGTGTCGTATGCCTCGGCTAAAATAGAGGATTTCATTTAAGTCCCGGGAAGACTATAAACTCGCCCTTGAAGACCATCCAATTGATGGTCGTAACGAAGGCTATTTTACTCCGGGTTTCCGACCGGCGTGCCGAGGATGTTGGGCTCCACATACGGGCTTCCCAACGCGATGTTGCATTCAGTTCTCATGGGGAGAGGACCATGTATTCCGCGCGAGGAGAAACAGCAGTTGTATTTACAACTACATACCAGTGGCTGTATAAATATAGAGCAGGTATTCCCCCAAAACAGGTGGGAACAAGGAGGTTAATTTCCAACCTGATAAACACCGACCTCAAGAACAAGAGCAAGAAGAGCAATAAGTCTTCGTCTTCAAAGAAAGCGAAGCCCTCCAACAAGAAGAAACCATCCCTAGGCCGCGCATTACTCACAGCTGGCCTTAGTGGCCTGGGTGGTCTCGTGGGTCCAGTTGGAGCTAAAATCGGTGGTTCCTTAGGAGATTGGGGTGCTAATATCCTAGGAATGGGCGACTATAAAGTCGAAGAAAATACTTTGTTGTCCGGCAATGGTGTACCCACAATGCATGATACAGGGACAAGAAGTATGCGAATTAAGCACCGTGAGTTTCTTGGTGACATTACAGGAAGCACATCATTCTCAACAAGGACGTTTACCATACAGCCTGGAAGTTCGAATACCTTTCCGTGGTTGTCCAAGATGGCTGAATTGTTTCAATCTTATCGTATCCACGGTATGGTTTTTACATTCAATTCTACATCTGCTGACGCGCTAAATAGTGTAAACACAGCCTTGGGTACAGTAATAATGTCAACGCAATATAACGTCTCATTCCCTCCATTTACCAGTAAGGCTGAAATGGAGCAGTATGAGTACACTGTCGCTGGACGACCCAGTCGTAATTTGACACACATCATTGAATGCGATCCTAGCCTACAGGTTATGGATCATTTGTTTTGCCGATCGGGCGCTTTGCCTGCCGGACAGGACTATCAATTCTATGACTGGGGTACATTTCAGCTTGCTACCGTTGGTATGCAGTCTGCAGACACCATTGGTGAGCTCTGGGTGTCATATGATATAGAGTTCTTTAAACCCAGAATCCAGTCAGGCGGTTCATGGCCGGGAGACTTTACGTTTATTCGTAATGGGCCATATGTTGCGTCAGGAAGTGTATTGGGAACACTGCAGACCCCTCCCATAGGTAATTTAGGTGTCACTATCGCTAGTAGCACAGGAGCGGCATGGGACCGTATCCTCTGGCCTGAGTACATTACCAATGGGCGTTATGTCGTCACTGTCTTTTGGCGTGGTGCTGTCGCTGCTGCCATAGCTTTCCCGTCGACGACTGTTACTAATCTCACAGTGGTCGCTGACAATACTCAGAGTGGCTTGCTGCTATATGCACCCGAAAGTGCGAATACTGCCACCAGAGCAGTGAAACAATACATAGTTACCGTTAATGGTTACGCAGCAGGAGGATCCTACATCACGTTTGGATCGGCAGGTGTTTTACCAGCAACTCCAGTTGAGGTTTCAGTTTCGGTGTTGGCTATCCCTCTCTCGGATACCAACTTCTAAGTCCCGTAGCAGGGCACAGGTAGTTCTTG